GACGAGGAACATGCCGATCCGTAGGCCGAGGATGATTAGAAGGGCAGGCGCCCACCGATTGAGACGAATGCAATAGATTGCCGCAGCGGCCATCCCCGCCCAGGCGACGACAAGCGCCAACGCCGTAGGTGAGACTCCGAATTTATAGGTAATCCATGCAGCGCCGACGAGCGAGGCACCGATGCACGCCACAAAGAAGGCGAACAGCGCCTGCCTCAAGAACCCTAGGATTGCTTCTCGAATCTTCGGCTGCACGGCGGGCGTAAGCCCCATTCCCGTGAGCCGTTCAAGAGTGATCCCGCCAACGTCATTCAATCGAGGACGACAAGCATGAGCTTCCTGTTGAAGGACCCAGAAGCCGTCCTCGACTATTCGGTCGACTGGGGGGCCGAATATCTCACGGGCGATATCCTCGCGACCAGCGAGTGGTCCGTCATCCCGCATGAGCCTGGCGGAGTCACCGTGGCGGGAAGCAATTTCGACAACAAGATTTCAACCGTCAAAGCCGCCGGGGGGCTCGCCGGAAGCGTCTATCAGTTGATCAACCATGTCGTGCTCGCCTCGGGACTGACCGACAGCCGATCAATCCTGCTCCGGGTGGAGAAACGCTGATGGGAGGTTCGGGAAGCACGCAGCCGGTGGTCACGCTGAGCGAGGCGCAAGCCTATGTCCGTATTGAAACGGGCGAGGAGGAGGCAGTCGTCGCGGGATTAATCCGAACTGCGAGTGCGATCGCCGAAGCGTTCATCAACCAAGTCATCGTCGCGCGGCAGTTTAGCGATGATGTTCCGGCCACTGGTGCGTGGGAGCGATTGGCGCTGACTCCGGTGCGATCGATCACTAATGTGGAGGCGGTTACGTCCGGCGGCGCGACGACCGCGCTCATTACCGGCGATTATGCGATCGACGTCGATTCGTCCGGCGATGGCTGGGTGCGGGTCACAAACGCGTCAATCGTCACGCGCGTACGGGTAACCGGCACCGCTGGGATCGCGAATGGCGAGAATGAGGTGCCCGAGCCGATCCGCCAGGGCGTGCTGCGTCTAGTGGCCCATCTGTTCACCGCGCGAGACGGGGGCGGGGGCGAGCCGCCGGCCGCAGTGACAGCGCTGTGGCGGCCTTACCGTCGCATGAGGCTCGCGTGAGCGGCGAATTTACAGGCACGCTCAACGAACGGGTGCTGATTGAGCGGCTGACCTCCGCGCGCAACGCGATGGGGCTGCAGGAGCAGGTGTGGGAAAACCTTTGCGAGTGCCTCGCGAGCATCGTGCTCGAGACGATCGGTCCCGAGAGCGAAGGCCAGGCGCTAAGCGCGATGCCGCGCTACCGGGTCACGATTCGGCAGCGCGAGGGAATCGCGATCGACCAGCGGATCAGCTGGAGAGAGCGCAAGCTGATGGTCCGCCAGATGCTCGACGACCCGCGGGCGAAGGACCGCATCGCAATGCGTTGCGAGGAGGTGCGGACATGATGGAGAGGTTGGTGCGCCGCGCCGAAAAACGCGCGCGCGAGGCTCAGGCGCGCAGGATCGAACTGCTGGCCGGCCGAATCAAAGAAGTGCTGGGTTCGGCATCGGTGGAGACGGACGGCGCGCAGATCGTGGTCAAGGGCCGCGGTGTGCTCAAGACCTGGCTGTCCGATCCCACGCTTCGCTTTCTGTCAGGCGGTCCGAAATGAGCGCCGGTGGAGCGTTGCAGACGGCGATTGCAGGTGCGATCGCGGCTGTGCCGGAACTGATCGGGGTGTTCGACGGCCCGCCAGCCCGTGCGCCTTACCCGTATGCAGCCTTCGACGCATCAAGCGAGAGCGACTGGAGTCACAAGAGCAACGAGGGCCGTGAGGTGCTGGTCGGGATCACCCTGTGGGATGACCGGCCTGTACGGCTCCATCAGCTTGCAGATGCCGTCGAGGCCGAGGTCAAGGCGATTTCGGGCGTAATCGGGTGGCAGCTGGTGACGATGCGCCTGATGCGCCGGCGGGTAGTGCGCGACGTCGCCGGCCCGTGGGCGGCGGCGATCGATTTCCGGGCGCGGTTGCTCGCCCTCAATTAATCAAAGGAGAGACGAATGGCGGCGGAACGCGGAAGCGCATTCCTGCTCAAGATCGGCGACGGTGCGCCAACGCCCACCTACGCCACCGTGGCAGGTCTCAAGACGACGCAGTTGTCGATCAACGGCGATGCAGTGGCGATCACCAACAAGGGCAGCGGCGGCTGGCGCGAACTGCTGTCGGGCGCCGGTGTTCGCTCGGTGTCCGTCGCGGCAAGCGGGATCTTCACCGGGAGCTCGGCTGAAGGACAAATCAAGGGCCTCGCCTTGTCCGGCGCGATCGAGAGCTATGAGCTGAGCTTCGAGAGCGGCGACCGAATGCGGGGCAAGTTCCTGGTCACGCGGCTCGAATATGCCGGCGATTTCAATGGCGAGCGCAATTACACGCTCGCGCTCGAAAGCTCGGGCGCTGTCGTACCACTGTGAGCGGTGCAAACGCCCATCGCGGCGAGGCGAGCATCGAGGTCGGTGGAGAGACGCTGCTTCTGCGGCCCACCTTCACGGCCTTGGTCGCCGCTGAAGAGGAACTGGGATCGCTTTTCGAGCTGGTCGAGCGCGCGGCCGCGGGTGATTTGAGGCTGCAGCAGATTGTCGCTTTGTTCGACCATCTGTCGGCGGGGCGGCCCAAGGCGATCACGCGCGAGCGGATCGGCGAAGCGGTGGTTGAGAAGGGTTTGGTGGCGATCACGCCAACGCTAAAAGTTGTTTTGACACAAATATTGCAAGGACGTTGAATGCTAGACGGCTTCGGCGAAAGCGCGGCGCGGCTCTGCGGCGCGGCGAGCGCCGTGCTCGGCTGGCGACCGAACGAGTTCTGGGAGGCGACTCCGGCTGAACTGGCGAGCGCGCTGCGGCCAATGGCCGAGGTCGCGGACTCCGCGGATGCCGACACGCTTGAGCAATTGCGCCGGCGTTTCCCCGACGAATCGAAGGCATGAGCGATGGATGAGGAAATCGAACGGCTGGTCGTCAGCGTTCGCGCTGACACAAGCGCCTTCGCGCGCGACGTATCGACGATGCGCGGCGAGCTTGAGGGACCGCTGGTTGCCGGCGCCGGACGGGCGGGGCGCATGATCGACAATGCGCTGGCACGCGCGATCACTACCGGGAAGTTCGGGTTCGACGATCTCAAGCGAGTCGCTTTGGCGGCGATGGCCGACATCGCCCAGGCGTCCCTGCGCGCCTTGTTCAATCCCTCCGGGTCAAGTGCCGGCGGGTTCGGGGCGGGGCTGATCAACGGCATCGGAAGCATCATCGCGGGGCTGCTCGGCGCACCCGGGCGGGCGACCGGCGGAAGCGTGAGTGGCGGCCGGCCTTACCTAGTCGGCGAGCGGGGGCCCGAGCTGTTCGTGCCGGGCAGTGGCGGACGGATCGAGCGGCTGGCGGGACACAGCGGGCGGGATGTACGGGTCTCGATCTCAGTTGTGACGCCGGCGCCATACGAGCCGCAAATATTACGCCAATCGAGCCGGCAGGTAGCGCGCGCAGTCCGGTCGGCGCTCACGGAGCGGCGATGAACCATTGGTTCACGCGCATCGGCGCGCCGATACTCAAGACGAACGTAAAGCGCTTCGACCCTCTACATTGGACCGTCGATTTCCCGCGCGGGACGATTGCCAGCGTGGTCACGACTGACGGCCACGGGCTCACCGTCCGGGCCGAGTTCTTGCGCCAGGGCGACCTTGTCGGGCTGATCTACGAGAGCGAGGACCGGCACGCGCACCCGGCCCACGCCCGGGTGACCAACCGCGATTATTCCGGCTGTGTGCTCAGTTTCCACTGGCAGTCGTCCGGCGCGATCGCGCTCGATGCGCTGAATGGGCCGACGCTGACGATCGAGGGCGAGGATGACGCCGGCGACCCCAGGATTTGGCTGGTGCGGCTGTGGAACTATGCGCAGGGGACTCCGACCAGCGCGGACGTAACGCTGGATTTCGACACGCTCGACGGCGGGTTCGCGCTTCCAGCGGATGCCGAGCGGGTCGATCCGCGGGCGATCGATCGTATGTTCATCAGCATCGTTCCGCCGAGCTATGTCCAAGGGTCGACGACGATCCTGGCAGCGCCGGCTCAGGCGACCGTGACGGTCACCAACATCAAGTGCGACGGGCGTTCGAGCGTGCTTGGAATCAACGATGCCGTTGCGCCCGAGCATGGCTTGAGGATCGCGACCGCGTACGACGACATGTACAATCTGCCTCCCGAGCGCATCGTGCAGTCGGTTGAGCGGCTCGGTTATCGCGGCATCCTCAATCATTACGTGGGGATGAGCCACTATTTCGCGCTCGGCGGGGGCGGCAAGCTCGACCCGGCGCGGACACTCAACAGCGGGGCGCTCGCCTGGCACCGCGATTTCGCACGCGCTGCCAAGGCCCGCGGCTATGACGTGATCTGGTCGATCTCCTACGAGATCCTCGACATGTTCTGCCCGGACGCATGGAAGCAGCGGGCCTTTGACGGGACCCCAGCACTGACCGCGTGGAACCCGCCGTCCGCTTTGATTTCGCCGGCGAACAGCGCGGGGATCGCGTTCCTGAGCGATGTCGCCGAAACACTCGTTAGCGTGTCGGTCGATACCGGGCTCGAGCCGATGATCCAGATCGGCGAGCCGTGGTGGTGGGTGCGGCCGAGCGGGGCAATCTGCCTGTACGACGACGGCGCCAAGGCTGCATTCGGCGGGAGCCCGGTCGAGCTCGGGAATGTTCGAGCATTGCTAAGCGCGGGGCAGATAGATTTGCTGGACGATGCCGGCGACTTACTCGCGGCGTCGACCGCGGCGATAGCGGCGACCGTCAAGCTCGCCGCACCAGCCGCGAAAGTGCTGCTGCTGATCTATTTGCCGAGTGTGCTCGACCCGACGGCGCCGGAGGTCCGGCGTGCCAATTTGCCCACGGCGTGGGCGCGGCCGGCATTCGATCTCCTCCAGACCGAGGATTATGAGTGGGTCACGGCGGGACGGGACGGACTTCGCTCGACAGCTTATGCGCAGCTCGATGCTCGCCTCGGCTATCCGGAGGCGGAGCAGCATTATCTGTCGGGCTTTGTCGCGACCGCCGCCGAGCGCACACAGTGGCGCAGCATCGTCGACGCAGCGCTCGAGGCGCAGGGCCGGGGCTGCGCCGAGACCTTCCTTTGGGCCCTGCCGCAAGTGATCCGCGACGGGCTCACCATTTTTGGAGAGGAGCAGGCGGTGACGCCCTTCGACGATGTGCTGTTCCCGATCGAGATCGGCGCCGAGGCGAGCGTGTCGCCAGGTTTTTCGACCAATGTCGTAACCAGCGCGAGCGGGTTCGAAGCGCGCAACGCGAACTGGGCGCAGGCGCGGCTGCGGTTCGATGCCGGGCCTGGGGTGCGGGGAGACGCCGAACTCGAGACGCTGATCGCCTTCTTCCGCGCCCGGCGCGGGCCCGCGACCGCGTTCCGCTTTCGCGACCCCTATGATTTCAGCTCGAACGGCATGTCTGGAACGCCGACACCGGCGGACCAGGCAGCCGGGACCGGGGATGGCACAACCGACGGGTTCTCGCTGGCGAAGCATTACGGCACGGGCGAGCTGCGAACGATCACCAAGCCGGTGCCGGGGAGCGTTCGCGTGGCCGTCGGTGGGACGGAGTTGTTGAGCGGCTGGACGCTCGAGGCCAAAGGCGTGGTCCGTTTTTCCTCGGCGCCAGCAGCGGGGGCGGCGATCACCGCCGGATTCCTGTTCGACGTGCCGGTGCGGTTCGCCGACGACCGGATCGAGGTCAACCGCGCGACCTTTCTTGCAGGCGAAGCGCCGAGCGTTCCGCTGATCGAAGTGCGCGAGGCCTGAGATGGCGATCCTTGAGGGTGAACTGACCAGCGTCGCACTGTGCTGGCGTCTCGAGCGGCAGGACGGGGCGGGTCTCGCGTTCACGAGCCATGACGTCGTTCTGACCAGGGACGGAGTTGCTTATCGGCCGGCACCTGGAATGACGCCCGCCGCGGTCTCGCGCAGCCTGGGGCTGGAGCCACATTCGGCCGAGGTCGCCGGCGCGATCTCCGCCGAGGCGCTGAATGGACGCGACCTCGCGCTCGGCCGCTGGGACGGGGCGGGTGTGCGGCTGTTCGCGGCCGATTGGAGTGCGGCCGATGCGGCGGAAGTAGATCTGATCGCCGGCGAACTCGGCGAGGTTTCGATCCGTGGCCAGGGTTTTTCCGCAGAGCTTAGAGGCGCTGCCTCGGCGCTCGAGGAGCCGGTATGTCCGTCGACCTCCCCGCAATGTCGCGCGCAGTTCGGCGATGCGCATTGCCGGGTCGATCTCCCCGCGCGAGCGGCGAGAGCCGTGGTGGTGAGCGGCAGCAATGGCGAGCTCACGCTCGATGCGTCGGTGGACCCTAAATATCTGCTCGGCCGGCTGCGCTACATCAGCGGCGCCAATTGCGGCCGCATAACGAGCGTCATTGCCATCACCGGAGCGATCGTGCGCTTGCGTGACCTGCCGCGCGCGGCAGTAGAGGCCGGCTGCGTGGTCGAGTTGCGAGAAGGCTGCGACAAGAGATTCGAGACCTGCTCGGCGCGATTCGCCAATGCCGTAAACTTCCGCGGCGAGCCACATTTGCCGGGCGCTGACCTCCTTACTCGTTATCCGGGCGCGTGATGTCGATCACGATCGACTATGGCGGGCGAGCGCGGGCCTTCGTCGGGACGCCCTTTCGGGCGCAGGGCAGGAGCAAGGAGACCGGCGTCGATTGCGTCGGGCTGATCCTGGGGGTGTATCGGATTGCCGCCGATTCGGTGCGACGCGATTACCGCCTGCGCGGCGACCATCAGGAGAAGATCGAGCGCGAGCTGGAGCTGTGGTTCCGGCGGGTGACAAATCGCAACTATCGTCGCGGGGACGTGCTGCTGATGGCGGTTGCGAGCGACCAGCTGCATTTGGCGATCGCGACCGACCTCGGTTTCGTCCATGCCGACGCCGGTCTAGGCCTAGTGGTTGAGACCCCTGGGCCGCCAAAGTGGCCAGTCATAGGGGTGTACCGCAGGGCCTCCCGCAAGCTGACAGGCAGATAGAATATGGCAACCCTGGTGCTCAGCACGGTGGGCACGATCCTCGGCGGGCCGATCGGCGGCGCTATCGGCAGCCTCGTCGGCCAGTCGATCGACCAGCAGATCTTCTCCTCGGCTAGGCGCGGGCCGCGGCTCGGCGACCTTGCCGTCCAAACTTCGTCTTATGGCACGCAGATCCCACGTATCTACGGCCGCATGCGTGTCGCGGGCAGCGTCCTATGGGCGACCGACCTGGTAGAGAGCACGGCGACCAGCGGGGCCAAGGGCCAGCCGGACGTCACTTACAGTTACACGGTGTCGTTCGGGGTCGCGCTGTCGTCACGAGTGGCGGGCAACATCGGCCGCATCTGGGCTGACGGGAAATTGCTTCGCGGCGAGGCCGGAGACTTCAAGGTTAGTTGCGAATTCCGCTTCCATGACGGCCGCGAGGCCCAGGCGGTCGATCCACTGATCGCCTCGGTCGAGGGGATGGACACGACCCCCGCCTATCGCGGGCTGGCGCTTGCCGTGTTTGAAAATCTTGAGCTCGCCGATTACGGCAATCGCATCCCGTTCCTAACCTTCGAGGTCATCGCCGACGTGGCTGCGCCGGCGCTTGGCGCTATTCTCGCCGACGCAAGCGGTGGCCGGATCGAATGCGCTGCCGCCACTCCGCTCACCGGCTACGCCGCGCTCGGCCCGTCGATCGCGGCGGCGGTCGAGCCCCTGGTCGAGCATTTCGGAGTGCGAATGTTCGACGACGGCACCGTACTGCGGTCGCCGACGAATGCGACGCCTTTGGCCGTCGAGGAACGCGATCTCGGAAACAGCGCCGAGAACGAGCCTCGCGCGAAGATCGAACGCGAGCAGGTGGCAGCTCGAACGCTGCCGACGGCGCTGTCGCTGACCTATTATGATCCGCAGCGCGACTATCAATCGGGGCTGGTCCGGACCAGCGTCGTCGACCAGGCAGGCAACGCGCTCCAGGACGAGATCCCGGCCGTGCTCAGCGCCGGGGATGCGCGGGCGTTGGTCGAGGACAGCCTCGCCCGGCGCTGGGCGGATCGCGACAAGCTCATTCTGCGGCTGCCGCCCAAGTTCGTGGGGTTAGCTCCGGGCACGGTGCTTCAGCTGGCGCTCGAGCCGACGCTCTGGGAGGTCCGTCACAGCACGATCGACGCACTGGTCGCGCACGTTGAGTTGAGGCCCGCGTGGCGAGTCACCCCAGCTATCCCTGGCGATTCGGGGCGTGTGAACTCGGGTGCGGATGAGGTCTCCGGACCGGTGACCCTAGCGCTCGTCGATGCACCAATGCCCGTCGGTGCTCGGTCGTCGCAGCCCACGGTCTACCTCGCGGCGTCAACGCCGACCAAAGGGTGGAAAGCGCCGATGCTCGAAGTGTCGGCGAGCGGGATGAGGGTGAGCCTGCTCGGGGCGAGGCGCAAGTCGGTTCTAGGGCACACCCTAACCACCTTGGACGAGGGGCAGCCGCATTTGATCGATGCCGGTGGCAGCGTCGAAATCGAGCTAATCGACCGCGGCCAGTGGCTCATCAGCTCTACGGACGAGGCTCTGGTGGATGGCGCCAACCTGGCAATGATAGGGGATGAGTTGATTCAGTTCGGCGTTGTCGATCCTATCGGGCTTGGACGATTTCGGCTGAGCAGGCTGCTTCGCGGTCGCGCCGGAACGGAATGGGCCATGCCCGGCCATTCTACGGGCGAGACGTTCCTGTTGATCGAGGCCGAAACGCTTCGGGCGATTGCGCTTCCCTCCTGCACCCGGAACTCTTCCGTCACGGTCATGCAAATTGGAGGTTCGGGCGCGAGCGCTTCCGCGACAGTCGGCGCGGAATCACTCCGACCCCTCTCGCCCATTGACCTGCGCGCAACATTTGCGGGAGGCACCTTGTCGGGGAGCTGGACGCGCAGAAGTCGCGACGGATGGTCGTGGGTTGACGATGTTGATGCGCCCCTCGCCGAACCCGTCGAGCAATATGCAGTCAGCCTCCAAGCCCTTGGGGGTACGATCGAGCGGACAGTAGAATCGCCGGCGGTCAGCCTGACCGCTGGCGAGCTTGCGCCCGCCGGAAGCGGGGCGGCAACGCTCAGCGTCCGGCAGATCGGCGGATGGGCAGCGTCGCGGCCCGCCCAGATCAGCCTCACTTTGCCATAGGAGATGATGCAATGACCGCGACCGCGCGGCTTGGAATACCGATGCTTTCCTCCGGCCAAGCCCAAAAAGAGATCTATCACAACGAAGCGCTTCAGACGCTCGATGCAATTGTTGCAGGCAATGTCGAGGAGCCGCCAAGGGTCTCGCCGCCAGCGACCCCGCCAATCGGCGCCTGCTACATTATCGCCGCCGGTGCGATTGGCGTATGGAGCGGGAAGCAAGATAATCTGGCGTGCTTTACGGCTGGTGGCTGGCGCATGATTCCGCCGGTCGATGGCATGACCGCTTACGTGCGCAGTACGTCGATGTGGGCCGTCTATCGAAACTCCGCGTGGGAAATAGGAACGCTGCGCGGATCGGTGCTCAACTTCGGCGGCCAGCAGGTGGTTGGCGCGCGGGGCGCAGCGATTGCCGCGCCCGCTGGTGGGTCGATGATCGACGTCGAGGCAAGGGCGGCCATTGGCCAGTTGCTAGCGGCACTGCGCCTCCACGGTCTGATCGCGCCCTAAGAAAAGCGCCACGGCGTTCATTTTGTGAGGCCGCAATCGCATTACTGCGGCTTTTGCGCAACACGACAGGGCAATCCCATGCTTGCACAGCAACCGGCGCTCTCATAATGTGTCGGCGCGGTTCAATCGTTGTACGCACGTGAAAGGGGACAATTATGCGGAAGCTGGCCATTGCGGTGGCGCTCGCATCGACGGCTCTCGCGACGCCAGCCGTCGCACGGGATCATTCAGGATATGTCGGTGTCGAAGGCGGAGTGATGTGGGTCGAGGACATGGATCTCGATTACGACACGCCAACGACGCACCTCCAAAACGCTCTCACCGTCTCCCACAAGCTGGGGTACGATGTTGACCTCGTCGGCGGTTACGACTTTGGCATGCTGCGCCTGGAGGGCGAGCTCGCTTACAAGCGCGCATCGGCTGAAGAAGTCCAGGCTTCACTCTTGTTCTCGGGTGATGGCGCCTTCGGCCACTTCGATGCTAGCGGCAGCGGCCGCGCCATTTCAGGCATGATCAACCTGTTGCTCGACTTCGGCAACGACGACGCGCTCAGCGGGTATGCGGGTGTTGGCGTCGGCCTCGCCAATGTTCGGTATCACGTCAGCACGGTCGATATGCCAAGGGGTGCGTTCGGCTTCTCCGACAGCGACAGCGGCCTTGCTTGGCAAGGCATTTTGGGCATCCGCTATGCGGTTAGTCCGAATTTCGACGTCGGCCTGAAGTATCGTTTCTTCAATGTGCCGAATCTGAAGTTCGAGGATAACGAGCTCTCGGGACCATTTGAACTGGACGGCCGTTGGAGGTCGCACAGCGTGCTGGCGAGCCTGCTCTATAACTTCTACTCGCCACCGCCGCCACCTCCGCCTCCGCCGCCACCTCCGCCTCCGCCTCCACCGGCGACTCAGACATGCCCGGACGGCTCGGTGATCCTGGCGACAGACACCTGCCCGGCTCCGCCACCGCCACCGCCACCGCCGCCGCCGGCGCCGGAACGTGGACTGTAA